GGTAATTTTGCTGTAAATAATACAATTAATCTTCCTGCTGATACTAAAATTGAAATGCATAATGCTAATTTTATAGGCTATAGACTTGAGCCAGATATGCCTTTTTTCTCGGCTGAAGATGGCTTTAATCATAAACAATTTGATAATGGAAGAGCTACTTTTAGCTTACCTCTTGAATATAATAACAGACTTATTCAATATTCACGTCAATTAAAACCAATTCCAAAAGGAAAGCAAATTAGCATGATAGCTTATATTAATGGGGAAAGATATATATGAATTTTAAAGGTACTGAACTTGTGGGTATGAGCTTGAAAGAACTTCAAACAGCCGATTGGGAGCTTCAAGGTATTGAAGATAATTATATTGAATCTCTAAAGCATCTTAAGTTTGAAAAAATGAAGCCTAAGCCTGAAATGAATCTAAGTTTTAAAGCTTTACGTGATGAAATCAAGAGTGAAATTCAAAAGAGAAAGAATTAATCATGCCAAAAATTTATGATGGTACTAGTGATCAAATGATAGATGCAACTCAAGAATGGTGTGACGGTATGCACAAATCAGTAAATCTATTAGCAGGGCAAAGAAAATTAGTAAGAGAAATATTAAATTTAAATATGAGTAAATCAGATGATGTAAAATTAATGCAAGCTATTACAGAATTTATGCCAGTTAAGGAAATTTAATCATGCCTACAGAAGAAGAAAAGAAAGCTGCTCAGGCGCAACGCGATGCTATTAAGGTTGTGGGTACTAAACAGCCTAATGCACCAGACCCTGCTGCTGAAATTAAAGCAGCTAATGAAGCTGCTAATAAGGAAGAAGAAGTAATTGAAGAGGAAGTTATTGAAGAAGTAGTTGAGGAAGTAGCAGCTAATGAAGAAGAAATTGAAGACCTAGAAGGAGAAAAAGAAGAAGCTAAGACTGAAAAAGATAAAGCACGTATTCAAAAGCGTATTGATAAACTTACAGCTAAGAATAAAACTTTAGCTGATGAAAATGCTATTTTACGTGCTCAACTTGCTGCAAAGCCTGATGATGAAAAGGCATTGACACAAGAGGATATTAAAGCAGCTAAAGAGCAAGCTAAGATTGAAGTTAAATTTGAAGAACAGGTTAATAGAATTGCAGATGAAGCTAAAAAGTTAGATAAAGATTTTCAAAAGAAGATTAATGATCTTTCTATTGAAATGGGCTCTCTTATTCCACCTACAATGATTAGAATTTTAGATGAATTGCCTAATCATGGGGCCGACGTATTATTATATTTAACTAAAGATGAAAATCAAGATGAAGCTGAAATAATTTGGGCACTTCCACCTGAAAGAATGGCATTAAAGCTATCTAAGATTTCAGATAAAATTAAGCCAAAGAAGCAGATTTCAAAAGTACCTGCTCCTAATGAAGCTCTTAAAGGACGCGGTACTACACCAGATGTTCTCAATCCTAAAAATATGGATGAATTTGTTAGGATTAGAGCACAGCAAGCAGAAGCTTTTAGAAAAAGAAAGATGGGGTTAACGCATTGATATTCCTTACCCACACTTAGAAAAGTGGTGATGCTACTTGTCGGGTGATCTCCCGTTTAAAACACCTTCGATACTTAGCCCTCGTAAGCAAAAATAGTGCTTGCGGGGGCTAATGGTTTGTGGGTATCTTAGCTTCCTATAAGCGTCTTGGCCCGCTTCGTTGACCTTGCCTGGTTTCTTGGTTGTCCATAATAACCTTGCTCGCGCCTTAGCGCAAAACTCCCCAAATTCTTTTTACGTAAAAAGCATATTGCCACTATTGGCTTAACCTAATTATTGATTATTAAAAGGATACTTTAATTATGCCCGGCAATACCATTCTCACAGTTGACATGATTACTAGTGAGGCAGTGCGATTATTCAAAAATAGCAACTTGTTCATTATGAACATGGATACGCAATACGATCCTCAATTTGCAATTGATGGTGCTAAGATTGGTGAAACGCTTCGTATTCGCCTGCCTAGCGATTATGTACCTACCCGTGGTCCTGCAATGCAGTTGCAGCCTACTACTCAGAAATTTACTACTTTAACTGTTTCTGATCAGATCAATATTGCGGTGCCGTTTACTTCCGTTGAACGCACTATGGATATTGATAATTACTCAGAACTTGTGATGGCGCCTATTATTAATAATCTTGCTGGTGAAGTTGCCGTTACAATTATGAATGGTTCTGAAGGCGGCGTTAGCAATTTCATTTCTAACGTCGATGCTGGCGGCAACATTATCTCCCCTGGTGTTGAACAGTATCTTTTGGGTAATGCTACTCTTACTCAAAATTCAGCGGATATGAATAGCCGTCGAATTGTTCTTGATCCAACTTCTAATGCTCGCGCTGTTGCAACAATGGCAGGGCAGTTTAATCCTACTCCTGAAATTAGTGCGCAATTTCGTTCTGGTAGTATGAAATCAGGACTTGGCTATGAACGTTGGTTTGAAGATCAAACTGTAATTAAACATACTTCTGGTACTTATGCTGGTACGTCTACCATTAACGGTGCTCAGAATAACGTTTCTGCGCTTACTGTTAGCGCTATTGCGACTACGCTTAAAAAAGGCGACTTTATTACAGTTGCTACTGTTAATCAGGTCAACCGTGTTAATAAGCAGGATTTGGGGACGCTACAACAGTTTGTTGTGACTGCTGATGTCGCTATCAACGATACTAGCATTCCTATTTATCCTGATTTGATTGCTCCTATTGCTGGTGTTAATCAGCAGTTTCAGACCGTCTCTGTTCCTGCTCCTAATGGTGCAGCAGTGCTTATGTTGACTAAGCCTAGTGAAGTGTATCGTAAATCTATTGCATATACTCAGAAGGCCGTCACGATGGCCACTGCCGACCTTGTGTTAGTCACTGGTGCAGTTGTCGAATGCGCCCGTGCTCAATACGATGGAATTTCCATGCGCGTGCTTACTGACTATCTGCCTAATTCAGATCAGTTAGCTACTCGTGTGGATATTTTATTTGGCTTCCGTTATATAAGGCCGGAGTGGCTTTGCGTTTGCGCGGACAAGGTGTAGTGATAATCTAATTTAAGGGGTAGGTTAACAGCCTACCCTTCTTTTTCCAATAACAAATGGATATATAAAATGGCTAAAGAAGCTGAAGTTAAGGCCAACGATGCTTTTGCACTTGAAGTTGATGGCAAGTTACAATACCCACAAATTGTTAGTCAAAAGATTGAGAATAATAAAGTTGTATCAAGTGTAGTTGTTAATTCTCCAGTAGAGCATAAGAAATGGCTTGAAGAAAATGAGCCTAAGGAAGGTAAGCCAGCTTGGGGTAAGTAGTAATTTGCGTTGACTTTTCTTCTTTAAAAGATTATCTTATTTTTCTTTTAAATGGAGAAAAGATAAATGAATCAATGCTGTATTGTAGATTGTGCAATTCCTTATTATGCTAAAGGATATTGTAAAAAGCATTATCAAAGGATAGCTAAAACAGGTACACCACATAGTAAAATAAAAGACAATAGATCAAATTGCATAACTGAAGGCTGTAATAATGTTCAAGTTGTTTTAACTTGGTGTAAGAAACATTATGATCAACAAAGACATATAAATAAGCCGATTAGTGCAGAAGCTAACCATTTACATCATATTAAATATAGATATGGCATTACTAAGTATCAATATTTAGAAAAACTTAATTCTCAAAAAGGACTTTGTTTTATTTGTGAAAATCCAGAAACTGTAATTGACAAAAGAAATAATGTATTAAAGAAATTATCTGTAGATCACTGTCATAAAACTGGAAAAATAAGAGAGTTGCTTTGTAATAGTTGTAATTTAGCAATAGCCAGATTAGAAGAAAATTTACATTTGCTTGATAAAATGAAAGCTTATTTAAATGTCCACAGCTAGGGATTTTATAGAACTAGCTTTTCGTGAAGCTGGTATTTTGGGAGTTGGACAAAGTTTGCTTCCTCAAGATACAAATGACGGATTTGTATATTTAAAAAGAATGTTAGCCCAGTTTCAAAAGAAGCGTTGGATTGTTCCAATGCTTTATGATCTTGCTGTGCAAGGTAATAGTTTAAAATCTAATAAGATTGGTCCCGGTCAATATTGGAACGCTCCTAGGCCAGATAAAATTCAAAGTGCTTATGTTGTTTTACTTGGTTCAGGTTCTAGTACTCCAGTTTCAATTCCATGCAAACTAATATTTAGCTATGAAGATTATTCTCTAATTACCTTAAAAGATTTAAACTCTTTTCCATATAGAGTATTTTATGATGGCGCCTATCCATTTGGTAATGTTTTCTTTTGGCCAATTCCAAATGAACAGTACGAATGTCATTTAATTCTTAAAGGCTCTATTAATTGGCAACAGCAAATTAGCGCTGGTGAAATCTTTACTGCTGGTAGTTTATATACTGATGGTGTTTATCCTGCTGTTCCATTAATCGGCGGTAATGAAGATCAGAAAAATGCTACTGCTA